CATCACACCCGTTGGTTATTACCGCAGGTACTGATGCGACCACTGTTGGGAATGCGAGTGTTTTAGCGGCAACTTCGGGAACTTTTATGGTTCGTGTCTCAGCCGCTAATACGGTTGTGTGGTACAGAGTCGCTTAATCTTTCGGTCAGTGACCGTTAGTGTCCAAATAAAATCGGAGGAAATATGGCATACAAAGTAACAAAAAAAATCCCTACAGGTGATGGTTCGTTTATTCCTGTTGGCGAAATCGTTGATGGTGCGGGTTGGCGTAATCTGAAAAGTTTGATTAGTAACCGATTTTTGATGCCTCTTTTAGATGCACCTGTTACTCCTGTTGCTGAGCCTAAGCCCAAGGTTAAAGCGCCTTCGGCTAAGGGCTAGTTTGTTTTGGGTCTAAGTCATGGCTTGGACTTATTCAGGTGACCCTGCGGCTAGTCCTCGTGATGCTGTACGGTTTTTGAGTGGTGACACAGATACAACGAATCAACAAATTAACGATGCGGAAATTGCTTATCTTTTAAGCGAGTGGAATAACAACACTTATGTTGCCGCATCTTATGCTTGTGATGCGATTGCGGGCAAGTACACATCTAAGTCGGATTCGTCTAAGAGTGTGGGTGATTTGTCGGTTTCCACTCAATATATGGCTCAAGCAAAAACTTTCATGGAGCGAGCAACTTATTTGAGGTCACAGGCTTCAAGGTTTGCGCCTCCTAGCCCGAATTTTGACACGAGCGTGTTTGATGGTTCGTTTATGTTTACGATGGGGATGGACAGGTTCCCAGGAAATCCTACGAAGTCAGACTCTATTGGTGACGAAACGGATTAGTTTTAGTTGTGGCTCTTGACCCTTCTTTTCTTTCTTTGATGCCTGAAACTATTTCGGTGTATCCATCTACTTCAACGGATAGTTATGGCAAAGTTACTTATTCGGGTGTTGCGGTTGAAACTCGGGCTTATGTTCAGGAGACGGGTCGTGTCATTAAAACTGCCGATAACAGGGATGTTTATGAAGAGGGTCGGGTAATTTTTTACGGTAATCCTGTTATCACTACTGAATCTAAGTTGGTTTTGCCGTCAGGGAAAATTCCTTTAATTATTTCTGTTCGTGAGATTGATGATGGGGCTTATTTGCCACACACTATTGTGTCGTTCGGGTCGTAACTGTGAAATTTAATGTTGAAGTTGAAGGATTTGGCGAAGCGATGGCGCTTTTGGCTGTTGAAAAAAAGGTAGTTCCTGCAACTATGGAGGCATTATATGCTGAAGCGCAAATTGTGTTGGCTGAGTCTAAGCGTCAAGTACCTTATCGTTTTGGTGCGCTGTCAGGTTCAGGTATGGTTCATCAACCTTATTCTGTGGGTTCTAAAGTAGCAGTAGAAATTTCTTATGGTGGAACGGCGGTTGATTATGCGATGATTCAACACGAGAATTTGATGTTTAAACACGCAGAAGGTCGCAAAGCAAAATATCTTGAAGACCCAATTACGGATGCTCAGGGGCGGTTGGCTAAAAACATTGCTTCAAGAGTGGCGATTATGTTACGCAAACGGGGTTCTATCCCTGAAGGTTACGATTCGGTGGTTTGATGGCTATTCTTGATGCGTTAGGTGCTTATCTGCAAACTCAGGGTCAAGGTACTCTTGCTACCAACATTTTTTTGGCTCGGATGCCTGACACCCCCGATGCTTGTGTGACTTTGTACGAGAATCAGGGTGTTGGTCCTGACCATACTTTCGGTTCGTCGGTGAAGGCTATTGACCATCAGAGGGTGCGGGTTTATTGTCGGGCGGCGAGGAACGATTACCCAACTGCTCGGTCAAAGGCTGAAGCAGTTCGGGGTGTTTTGGGCGCTATTCAAAACACTACTTTGTCGGGTGTGGCAATTATGTGTGTGCTTTCTACTTCAGAACTTTATCCGCTTTCTCGTGACGGCGACGATAGAGCAATCATCGGATGCGATTTCACCGTATGGCTTCCTTAGAAGAAAAACCTGCCGACCCGTATGGTCGTCAAGCAAACATTGATGAGCAACCTAGATGTTGGCGTTGTTCTAGGATGCTTGCTGTTTCTGTGACTAAACCTTGGGTTATTTTATGTCCTCGGTGTAAGGCTAAAAATGGGGCTTAGAAGCCTTCAGGTTCTTGATTTCGGGTAGTGTTTTGGGCTAAAGTTTGATTGCTGTCAGATTGTTTTAAAGGAGAACAAATGGCTGGTGCAAAGGAACTCATTACCGTTCGGGCGTATTCGTCGTCGGGTAAATAACTTAACCGCTTAAACATTGGAGGTTCTAATGAAGCGTTTCCTAGTGCTTTTTTCGCTATTATTTGGCGTACTCTTTTTCAGTTTCCTTGACCCCGAAAAAGAGGTGTCTCCACCTCAAACTTTACCTGTGGTGTCTTTTGACCCGATTGTGACGACTTCGCAGGCGCCCACGACAACCACAACCACGACGACTGTGGTGGTTTCGGTGTCTTCAAAACAGGTGAAAAGATGCCCTAAATTTGAGGCTCTTTTTGAGCAGTACGGACTTGTTCCTGTTGAAACATTTTCTTATATTGCTTGGCGGGAATCAAGGTGCCGTGTCAAGGCAATCAATGCGACTTGGGATAAAGACGGCAATTTGACCTATCATTTGAATAAAGATAAGAGTTGGGATAGCGGTTTGTTGCAAATTAACTCGTCGTGGCGGACGGTTGTATCCAAAATTTGTAAAGCCGACCTTGGCGATTTAACTGTTTTGCATGATTTGGATTGCAATTTGAAAGTTGCTAAATATTTGTTTGATAATGGTGGCTTAGCCCATTGGGGTTTGTAACTAACTTGACCACTATTGAGTGTGAAGGTTTGCTTCATGCGATGTAATCTTTCGTTTGTATTCGTGTCCTTGTGACCTCGGCATCGCCCGTTCGTACCCTTGTGGTCGGGGAGATTTCGGGGATACAGACACGCCCGAAACTTTAGGAGCAAAATGCCGAAATACTTGGTGAAAACAGGATTGGAGTTCCCTCCTGACCGTCGTGTAGAAGCAGGCGAAATCACAGAAGATATCCCCGCAAAGTCAATCAAGTGGCTTCGTGAACAAGGAATGATTGAACTTGTTGATGCGACTGTGGAAAAAGAAGTTGTTGAGTTGAAAAAAACTGTGTCAAAAACTGAGGACGGTAAATAATGGCGTTCATTCATGGTAAATCCGCACAAATTTTGCACGGCGCATACAATCTGAGTTCGTTTCTGAACGATGCCAGCGCATCTGCTGATGTGGAAGTCGCTGAAACCACCGCTTTTGGTTCTTCGGCTAAAACATATATAGTTGGTTTGAAAGACGGTACCGTTTCCGCTTCAGGTATGTTTGATGGCGCCGCCTCGGCAACAGACGAAGTTCTTTCGGCTTCTATCGGGAGCGACACATTGGCTCCTGTCACCATCGGTTATGACGGCACGACTTTAGGTAACCGTGTCACTATTTTGAAAGCCAAAACAACCTCATACGAGGTGTCAACACCCGTCGGAGATGTTGTTGCTGTTTCGTACAGCGCTCAAGCCGATGGCGGTCTTGACCAAGGTGTTTCGCTAGCCGCTTTAGCCTCGGTTTCATCCACGACAACAGGTTCATCACACGATAATTCAGCCTCGTCAGCGAATGGCGGTGTGGCTCAACTTCATGTAACAGCCAACTCTCGTAGCGCTGATGCGACCATTAAAGTTCAACATTCAGCCGATAACTCAACTTTCGCTGATTTGGCAACATTTACAGTCGTCGCTACGACTGTTACAACTTCTGAACGGGTAATTGTGGCTTCAGGCACAACCGTAAACAGATACCTGAGAGCGGTAAACACACTTGCCTCGGGTACAGGTTCAATCACATATCAAGTATCGTTTGCACGACGATAAGGAGTAATAATTATGGCATTTGCACATGGTAAATCAGGATTCTTTTCTTTGGATGATTCGGGCGGTAATGTTCGGGATTTGAGCAGTTACCTCAACGACATTTCAATGCCTCGGGATATTGAGACAGCCGAAACCACCACTTTTGGAGTTTCAGGCTCAGCGAAGACCTACATCGTGGGTTTGACCGATGCGACTATCAGCATCTCGGGTTTGTTTGATTCAACAGCAGACGGATATCTTGCAGGTGTCGTCGGTCAAGCGGCAAGTTTGTCCTTCGTTTACGGTCCAGCAGGCAATACAGCAGGTTTTGTTAAATATACAGGCGAATGTCTGTTGACCTCCTATGAAGTGTCAACTGCGGTAGGCGATGCTGTTCAAGCATCTGCTTCATTGCAGGTAACAGGTGCAATTACACGCACTACATTCTAATAAATAAATAACCAAACAACAGAAACAGGAGAAATATCGTGTCCCTTCGTGACCGCATAATTGCAGTAGATGATACCCAAAAAGAAGTCGTAAAGATTGATGAATGGGGCGTTGAAATTGAAATCCGAGGAATGTCAGGAGCCGCTCGTGCATCTATCTCACAGGATGCCGCCGAGAATAACGGCAACATCAACTTTTTGAAGATGATGCCCGAACTTGTCGTTCAATGTTGTTTTGACCCCGAAACGGGCGAGCAAGTGTTTGATTCCAAAGACAAAGAAATTGTCATGGGCAAATCAGGTGCGGCGCTTGACCGAATCGTAAACATTGCTATGCGATTGTCAGGATTTGGTGACAAAGCCATTGACGATGCGGGAAAAGACTCCTCATCAACACCGAAAGGCGGTTCCTCTACGATTTAGCCGAAAAGTTAGGTAGAACCGTGAACGAACTTCTCTACGGAAGCGATGCTTTTACTCCCATCTCTTCAGCAGAAATAGTTGAATGGGCGGCTTACTACAAACTTAAGGCTTACGAAGCGGAAAAGGCGGCACGAAACAGGAGGTAAAACGACATGGCAGATGAAGACCTTGAAGTTAGGGCGATACTATCTGCCGACGCCTCCAAATTTATTACACCGTTTCAGCAGGCAACTGCCGCAACACAACAACTTCATAAAGCGCTCAAACCTGCCAATAATGCTTTAGTTGCTATTGGCGCCGCTGTTGGTGCTTCAGGTTTTGCCTTATACAAATTTGGTAAGGAAGCCTTCAGCGTAGCCGCTCGTGTGTCGGAAATGAATGTTGCTATGTCGGCTGTTGGCAAATCAACAGGCTTAGGCGAGAAAGCAATTAAAGATACTGCAAAGGCTGTTCGTTCTCAAGGTATTGAGATGGCATCAGCACAAAAAATTGCTTTAACTTACGCTCAAAATAATCTTAATCTTGCCGACGCTTCAAAGGTTGCTCGTGTCGCTCAAGACCTCGCTGTTATTACTCAAAAGAACTCTACTGATACCGCAGAACTTTTGAACAGGGCAATTCAGACAGGTTCAAGTATTTTGTTGAAGTCGGCTGGTTTGACAAAATATGCTTCGGAAGGTTACAAGGCTTACGCAAAAGTTTTAGGTAAATCCACGAATGAATTGACGGCATTAGAGCGTCAACAGGCAACTACGAACCTCATTTTGGAAGAAGGTCGCAAAGTAGCGGGCTTGTACGAAGCGGCGATGACCGAACCAGGTAAGGTTTTGCGTTCTTTTGCTCGTATTCACGATGACATTAAAGTTGAAATGGGTACGGCTCTTCTTCAAGGGTTCGGTCCTGTCATTAAGGCAACTTACGATTTGACGAAGGCTTTCTCTGAGTCTCTTCGTGAGGGCGGATATTTCCACAATGCTTTGAAGGCTGTTGGTGGTGCTTTGGTTGCTATGACCCAACCTTTAACTGATGCGTTGAGTCGTTTGGCTCGTTTCATTAAAAGTACGAAAGATAGCGAACTTGCTGTTGATGGACTGAAACAAAAAATTGAACAGTTCACCCCAATCGTTTTGGCTGTTTCAACTGCATTGTCTGTTTTTGCTGGTAGAAGTTTGTTGAGGTTAGTCCCAGGTTTGGGTGGGGTTGCGGCAAAATTGAGTCCTGTTCTTGCGGGTTTTGCTGTTTTGGTTGCTTTGTCTCCTCGTCTTCGTGATGCGTTTATTAAAATAAGTAAGGCGTTGTTGCCTTTGATTCCTGCGGCGATAAATGTTGGTCGGGCAGTTGCCGAATTTGCGGGTTTGGTTGTTGATTCGGTGGCAAACATTTTGGATTCAGGTTTGGCTACTGTCATTCAAAAAGCCCTTGAAGGAATTGCTAAAACGATTGCTTTTGTTACTAGCGTTTTAACAAAATTTAAACCGTTAGCGGTTTTTGCTGGTTTAATTCTTGCAAAAATGGCTTCAGGTTTTTTAATGGCGGGTCTTGCCGCAAGCACTTTTGGTAAACGCCTCATACTTTTGAAAGCAGGGTTTACTAACCTCATCGGCGCCTACAAGTTCGCTGTAGCCGAGCAGATGCGATACAACTACACGCTTTCACAGGGCGGATTTGCTGTTTCTAAATTTTCAACGATGGCAACTGTTGGTTTCCGCATGGTTGCTATTGCCGCTAAAGCGTTGATTACTTCGCTTCTTCCGATGCTCGCAATTTTTGCGGCTGTTTCCATTTTTAACAAGTTCCGTGAAGCGCAACAAAAAGTAAAAGACCGCACCAACGAATTAACACAGGCTTTCAAAGAACAAATTTATGAGTTGAAAGGCAACAGCGTTGAGATAGCAAAATTCGTTGCAAACACGGACACCCTAGGCAACATTTTTTCAACTACGGGCGAAAAGGGCGAAAAACTTTCAAAAGCAATCAATGTTTTGGGTTTAGAAACAGGCAAAGTAGCCGAACTTGCTCGTAGCGGTGAACAAGGTTTTGTTGATTTTAACGAAGAGATGAGAAAATCGGCAGGAATTGCTGAAGGTTTAACAATCGGATTTGACGGCAAGGTTTACAAAGGTTTAACGGATGTAACTAAGTCTTTGACCGCAGAACAACAGGCAATGGCTGAAAGTATTGGTGCTGTTAATGAAGCATTGAAAGGCACAAATCTTGTTGATGTCATCAAAAATCAGATGGCTTATTTGGTTGCAACAGATAAATCTGCAAGTAAAGCATATTTGTATGCGATTGCTGAAGCAGAAAAAAATGGTGCTTTAAAAGAAGGTATTGACACGGCAGGAGAAGCAATAGCAGTCAACGAAATTTTTAAAACCAAATATCTTGAACTTGCTAAAGCGGCTAAAAAAGCCAAAGACGAAGAAACGGCTAAAAACGATGCAGTCAAAGCGGCGATACACGCTTCTCAATCTTTACAGGTTCGTCTCAACAATCTGAAAAGTGCTAACGAGGACGGCAAAGTTTCCGTTGAGGCTTTTGCTAAGGAGATGTTTGGGGCTAAACAAGAAACAAACAATTTTGCTAACTCGGTTGACAAGATGCGGAAACAGTCGTCGGAGTTGGCGAAGTCGGTTGAGGGAACAAAAGGAAACTTTGATGCGTTCAAGTCTTCAGGTTTTGACCTTTACAATCAGATAACTCAAAACTCGGCGTCACTGTTGGAAATGGGCGGTAATTCTGCCGATGTTGCTAATTATATGAAGTCCACTATTGAACAATTTAAAGCAGGCGCCAAAGCGGCTGGCTACACAGATGACCAAGTAACTGATTTGTTAAATAGTTTGGGTTTAATTAGTGGTTTGGCTGAAATAACTATTCAAATTGATATTGATTTAATTGAAGCAAAAAAAGATTTAGCAGGATTTTTAAAGGCTTTATCTTCGGTTCATTTTTTGGCGGGTGGCGAAGCCCGTCAAGGCATCTCAGACATGAGGGCGGCAATTTATTCGTTAACTGAATCTGCTAAATCAGGCACGGATGCTTTCGGAAAATACAACACCGAAACAAAGAAGGCGGGCGAAGAATCTAAGGAAGTGAAGAAGGAAAAAGAGCGTCTTCGCACGGCAATTATGAAGATTGCCAACGAAGCGTTGAAAAAAGCAACGGAAAGAATGGAAGAATACAAGAATGCTTTGGATGCCATAAAAGAGGCTTCCCGTTCGGCTATTTACGGCGCCTATTCGTTCTCCGATGCGTTATCTAAAGCCGACACTGCGGCAGATAAAGCCAACGAAGAATTTAAACAGTTGGCTGAAACACAGGTTCAATACAAGAAATCAATTACTGATTCCATTACAGGGGCGTTGTCTTTCAACGATGTTTTGAGTGAACAAACCTCGGCTTCTAACGAATTGGCTTCCGCTAACAAGAAAGTGACTGACGCCAATGCTGAGGTTGCTGAACAACAGGCTGAATATAACCGTCTTTTGGCAGTTGCTAATAGTGCTGTTGGTCGTAAGAACCGTCGTGAAGCCTACGAAAAAGCGGCGGAACAGGCAAGCAAACTTGCTGAGTCTCAACAGAAACTTTCGGATGCTACGGCTGATGCGACTGCCGAACAGGGAAAACAACAAACCTTCATTGCCCGACTTAGGGAGCAAGCGAAACTTGCCATTGACTTCAATAATCAGTTAGCGAAGTTGGCTGAAATGGGTCTTGAGAAAGATGCCTTTGACCAAATTATTTCTGCGGGTGCTAAAACGGGTTCTTTGATGGCGAAAGAACTGATTGAAGGCGGTTCTGATGCGATTGGTGAAACAAACAAATTGTTTAAAGAAATAGCCCAAGTTTCTACGGCTAGTGGTGAAAAACTCGGGAATACTTTTGGCAAAGTAGGCACAGAGGTTGGTGTTGATTTTATTTCTGCTCTTGCTCAACAGGCGGAAGATGTAAGTAAGTTTTCTGACAAAGTAAAAGAACTTCTTGCCCGAGGGTTATCTCCTCAAAACATTCAAATGGTGTTGAAAGCAGGATATGAGGCGGGTAGTCGTATCGCTGATTTCTTGATGGAAGGCGGGGCGAAAACCATTGAGGAAGTTAACGGTTTTGAAGTTTCTTTAAGGATGCAAGGTGATGCGTTAGCCGATTTGTTGGGGGACACTTTCTATCAGGCGGGTTTTGACCTTGCTTCTCAAATTGTTGAAGGCATCAAGGTAAAAATTAGCGAACTTGAAGACTTTTTGGCTGACGCAACCATTGAACAAATGAAAGCATATTTGAAGAAAGTGCAAGCCGAATTTGATGCCATTCTTGTGACTTTGCCGAAGAAAGCAACTGATGTAGTTAATACGGTTGTCCCCAATGACGGGACTAAAGACCCGACGGTTGCAACAGCAACACAATTTGCTACAAGTTTGTCAGGTGCTTCTATGTCAAATATTGCCGAACAAACTGCGGTAATGAAAGGGTTTTTAACCCAAACACAAGCAGATGAACTCTTTGCACGACGAGCAATACCTTTCGCTAGTGGCGGTATTGTCAAAACCCCAACTTTGGGGTTAGTGGGTGAAGCAGGTCCTGAAGCCGTGATTCCGTTGTCTCGTATGGGTGATATGGGTGGTTCAACAAACATTCATTTGACCGTAAATGCTGGTTACGGCGCCGATGGTCGTGCGATTGGTGATGTGATTGTTAACGAACTCAAAAAGTGGTCTAGGAAGAACGGCAAAATTCCTGTAGCAACACAATGAGTAAGTTAATGCCTTGGGGCGGGACATATAAAGTCACCGCAGAAATCGGATTCAATGCAGGATTCACTTTGGATAACACCGAAGGTTATGGAACCCTTGATAACCCTTACGCTTCGCTTTACGCCTCGGGTATTGGTGTTGATATCACCGAAGATGTTCAAGAAATCAGGATTGATAGAGGGCGTTCTGACCAACTTCAAGAGTTTTCTGCTTCAACTTGTGTGATTACTCTCGGTGATTACGCACGAAAATATGACCCTGTTAATACGGCAAGTCCTTATTACAACACGGTTACGGGAACTTCGGGTGTAACAATTCGTCGTATTGTGAAGGTGTTTTATGATGCGACTCAAATTTTTACGGGACGAATTACCGACATAGATGTGGCTTTTGAACCGACTTCTTTACCTACAGATAAAGCAACGGTTACTTTGGAATGTGCCGACGATTTCGTTGTTTTGGCTAACACACGACTTGAAGAATTTACGCCAAGTAGTCAACTTGGTGGCGCTCGTATTACCGCTTTGTTGGCTTTACCTGAAGTTTCTTATACAGGTTCAACCGATTTAGATGCGGGAACCGTCGTTTTGGATACCGAACCGATTGAAGACCAAACGGTTCTTTTGGATTATTTACAACTTATAGCCCGAACCGAACAGGGGTATCTGTTTATGACGGGTGACGGCAAATTGCGGTTCTCTAATCGGTTAGGCACAATCGTGACATCATCGCCGTTCTTTTTTGCTGACGACAATACAGGTGACGCCGATTACGAAACTTTGTCTGTTATGTATGGGCAAGAATCATTGTTTAATCGGGTTGTTTGCACTCCTATCAACTCGGTGACCCCAGGTGTGGCTGAGGATGCGACTTCTCAGGCAAATTACGGTGTGTCGGCTTTGCATCTTGATTCGCTTCTCTGTTCGGATGCCGATGCACAGATTATGGCTGATTACCTTATCCCTTTGTTTAAAGACCCTCAATATCGGTTTGATTCGGTTTCGGTTACTTTTGCAGGAAATAAAGTTTCTACTGCTGTTCAACAACAAATTATGAGCCTTGACCTTGCATCGGTTTTACGGGTCAAAAAATCCTTCGCTACGGGTACTCCTCTGACAATCACCCAAAATTTGAGTATTGAAGGCGTCTCTCACACAATCACACCGACTTCTCACAACATTTTGTTTAAAACGGCTGTCAGACAAATAGCAAGCCCCCTCACCCTTGACGACGCAAGTTTGGGTGTATTAGATTTCAACAACGCTGTAAGTTAATTTGGAGGTTTAAATGGCGGGAGCAGGTGCATATCTTTGGGAGGCAGGCGATGTTGTAACCGCCGCTAACTTGAATCAATATGTCCAAGACCAAGTAATCGCCGTTTATGCAAACAGTACGGCTCGTGACGCCGCTTATGGTGGTGCAGGCGAACCAACTTTGTCAGAGGGAATGTTTTGCTTCCTGAAAGATACCAACGAATTTCTTTTCTATACAGGCTCGGCATGGTCGGCAGTAGATACTTCAACTGACCCAACCAAGATTCCTCTTTCAACAGTAACTAC